GGCACACAAGGCCACGCCGCTTGCGCGCGTGCTTGACGAGCTGTCGTACCTGAACCTGAAGGCGCTGCAGAAGGCTGTCGATCCGCCGTACTCTCACGAGGAGGACGGCACGTCGAACTACGAGGCCGGCATCGAGGCCGGGCGCTGGTACGCCCGCGCCCCCGGCTCAAGCGCCCCCGAGCCGCTGCTGGCCGAGATGCGCTTTGACGCCAGCTTCTTCCAAGCCGACCTGATGAGGCAGGCGATCAAGCGCGCCCTGTATCAGGACCGGCCCGAGCAGCCGGGGCAGACCCCCCCGACCGCGACCCAGTGGGCGGATGAACTGGCGTGGAACACGCGCCGGAAGGAACTGCCGCGCGATCGTTGCGTGCGTGAATGGGTGCTGCCCATCATCGAGCGCGTGGCCTGGATCATGGCGCAGCGGGGCGAAATCCCCGAGGTCAAGCTGAAAGGCGGGCGCGTCGTCAGCGTCAAGCCGGTGTCGCCGCTGTCGAAGGCCAAGGATCTTGAGGACATCAACCTGACCGGACAGGTGCTGGGGCTGGCCCAGTCGGTCGGGGCGACCAAGGCTCAGGGCATCCCGATCAACGTCATGGCTACGACCGAGAACCTGATCCGCACGGCGCGCGAGCGCCATATCGTGATGATGACCGATGAGGAGGTCGCGGCCGAAGCCGCCATGGCCGCTGCGGCGAATGGGGGGCTGGGTGTCGGGGCCGCGTAAGTTCACGAGCCTGCGCCAGAAGTCGGCCCCGGCCCGCGTGTCGCCCGAGGAACCGATCGAGGCGAAGATCAAGCGCGCCCTGCTGCTGGGCGACGGCCCTGCCGTGCTGGCGTGGCTGCAGGATGAAGCGTTCGCGCTGACGCCTGCTGGGTGCTCCGAGGCCATGCTTCGTGAGGCCGAGGGCGCCCGACGCCTGGTCGACAAGCTGATGAAGGTCGTTGAGTCCTAGCCCCGCCGCTGTGTGCGTTGAGAGCACGCTCAGCGCGCCGCACGGTCGCGGTCATGACGGATCAAGCCGCCACCCCTGTTGCCGAGACCGCTGTCCCGGTCACGCCGCCGACCAGCATCGTGTCGGCGCCCGAGCCCGCGCCCGCGGCTGAAGCCACCCCTGCCGCGCCCGTTCGCCCCGAGGGTCTGCCTGACGCCTACTGGGACGACGCCGCCGGCATCAAGCCCGAAGCCTACGCCAAGCTGGCTGAGATTGAGGCTGCTGCTGCCGATCGCCCGGCGAGCCCGGTCGACTACAAGCTGGATCTTCCCGAACCGGTGCTGGGGCCGAACGGTCAGCCGGTTCAGTTCGACGCGAACGATCCGCTGGCGCAGGCCGTGCTGCCGGCGCTTCATGAGGCGGGCGTCAGTCAGGCTGGCCTGTCCAAGATTCTCGCCGCCTTCGCTCATGTCGAGGTCGAAGGCGCCAAGGCCCAGGCCCAGTTCATCGCCGCCGAGCAGGCCAAACTGGGCGCGGAGCACGCCAAGCGCACTGGCGCGGTGTTCCAGACTGTTTCGGCCAAGATCGGCGCCGAGAAGGCGCAAGCCCTCATGAACGTGCTCGGCACGGCCGACGCCTTCGTTGCCCTTGAGGCCCTGACTCAGGGCCTGACCGGCCCGGCGATTTCCGCCGCCCCTCCCTCCGATCCCGGCGCGGCCTTCGAGGGCCTGACCGGAGCCGACGCCCTCGCCGCCATCCGCGCCCGCAAGGCCGCCTAGAAGGACCGACTGAACCATGCCCGCCATCAATCTCGTCGAATACTCCAAGACCCTGCAGGCCGGCACTGTCGAGCGCGCGGTCGTCGAGCTGTATGCGCAGTCGTCCGACCTGCTCGCGGCAATTCCGTTCAAGACCACGGGCGGCGCCTACCAGTACAATCTTGAAAGCACCCTGCCGGGCATCGCCTACCGCGGCGTGAACGAAAGCTACACCCCGGACACCTCGATCGAGAACCCGCAGGTTGAGCAGGTCTTCATCGCGGGCGGTGAGGCCGACGTCGACAACTTCCTGCTGGCCCTCGACCCGGCGCGCCGTGCCCGCGAGGAGAGCCGCAAGATCAAGTCGATGGCGCGCGCCGTCACCAATGCTTTCCTGACCGGCGACAACTCGACTAATCCGAAGTCGCCGGACGGTCTGCAGCGCCGCCTCACTGGCCGTACCGTGATCGCCAACTCGAACACTTCGGGCGGCGCGGCGCTGTCGCTGGCCGCGCTGGACGAGGCGATCGCGAACACGGTCGATGCGACCCACATCCTCCTGCCGTTCGCGCTGCGCACCAAGTTCGGCGCGGTCATGCGGAACCCGACTCTGTCCGGCAACCTGAACCTGACCAAGGATGACTTCGGTCGCGAGGTCATGAACTACAACGGTCTGCCGTTCCTGGTCGGTTACGAAACCGGCCCGGACACCGCGCTGCTGCCGTTCACCGAAACCGGCGCCGGCGGCGGCACCGCCCAGTGCTCGTCGATCTACGTCCTCTCGCTGAAGGAGGGCATGGTCTGCGGCATTCAGGTGCAGCCGATGACCGTCCGCGATCTCGGCGAAATGCAGGACGAGCCGAAGCACCGCACCCGCGTCGAGTGGTACAACGGGTTCTGCATCGAGAACCCCTATGCCGCCACTCGCCTCACTTCCATCACCAACGCCGCGATCGTGGCTTAAGGGGAACCAGAGATGGCTGTCGCCTCGCAAATTCGCTCCTACACCTACGACGCCGATCTGGCCCTGAAGGACGCCGGTCTGGTCGCGGCTGACGCCGCGGCCACGGTCGGCGGCAGCGCCCGAAGAATCAACGTCGGCGATGCCGTCTTCAAGGGCGTGGCCGTCATCGACGTTACCGCCATCGAGGTAGCGTCGAACGATGAGTTCTACCGCATCATCGTGCAGGGCTCGACGTCGCCCACGTTCGCGTCTGACATCGAGAATCTGGCCGAAATCACTCTGGCCGCTGCGGCTGTGCGCCCCGGCGGCGCCAAGGTCTCGACCACGGGCCGCTATGAGCTGTTCTTCGTGAACGAGCAGGACGGCATCGTGTACCCGCACATCCGCCTGTTCACCGATGTTGGCGGCACTATCGCCACCGGCATCAACTATAGCGCCTTCATCGGCCGCGATCGCCTGACTCACGCGTAAGGTGATCTCCCATGCAGGTTGATAAGTTTGGCATGACGGTCCTGGTCGATCGCGAGACTGGCCAGGATCACATCTGCACCGCCGTGTCGGCGCGTGAGATTCTTCGCAACGCCAGCCCGGCGAGCGACAAGGACCCGCGCTACGTCGTCAAGCCCGACTGGGACGGCGTGCTGGCCAAGGACGCCAAGGTCGTCAAGGCTGAGGCCCGCAAGGCCGCCGAGGAGGCCGCGAAGGCCGAGGCCGAGCGCAAGGCCGCTGAGGAAGCTGCGGCGCTGCAGGCCAAGGTTGACGCCGAGATCGAGAAGCGCAAGCGAGCCGGCAAGCTCTAACTCCCTAGCTATTCCGTGCCAGACTGGCCCCGCTTCGGCGGGGCCTTTTTCTTGTGCGTCGCCCTCAACGCACAACCGCGCCAACGTCGCGGCATGACCGTTTATGCCAACGAGATCGAAGTGGTGCAGGCTGCGCTGCATCGCATGGGCGAAGAGTCGATCTCGTCGCTCGATGACAACTCGACCGCCGCCAAGGTGGCGCAATCGAACTATGAGGGCATCATCCGGGGCTACCTGACCCGACATGCCTGGACCTTTGCCAAGCGCACGCTTCCCCTGACCTATCAGGGCGTCGTTGATCTCGGGCCTTGGGAGTTCGCCTATGTGATCCCGACCGAGGCCCTGAACGTGCGCTGGGTGCAGCGCGCTGGCGGCGGCAAGTTGCGCTCGGCGGACTACGCCATTGAGGGCGGACGTGTGCTGACACGCGCGGACGGCACCCTGCAGATCGTCGCCACCACGCGCGTCAACGAGAGCGACTGGCCGGCTGATTTCGCCGAGGCGGTCGTCGTACGCCTGCAGGGGCTGTTCATCGAGGCGCTGGCCGACAAGCCGCAGGATGCTCGCCTCAAGATCCGAGACGCTGAAGGGCTGATGCGCGAGTGCATCACGCGCGACAAGCGCCAAGAGCCGGGCGCAGTCGTCGAGTTTGTTCCGCTGGTTGAGGCGTGGCGATCTCGCGGGCGCCGAGCCGCGCGGGCCGAACTGAATGGCTAGGCGCTACATCTTCGCGAACAGCATGTCGTCGGGGGAGGTCGCTCCCGAGTACGTCATGCGCACCGACCTGCAGCTTCGTGGCGAGGCCGCGCAGACGCTGCGCAACTGCCTGCTCATGGCTGGCGGCGGCTTTCGTCGCCGGCCCGGCACTGACTTTCTGGCCAGCCTCACCAGCGACGCCCGCCTTGAGACGATCGGCACGGGCGAGGATGACGCCCTGATCTTGGTGTTCGCGAATCAGCGGTTCGAGGCGCGCAATCTAAACGGCACGCTCGTGCAGGCTATCACTACCAGCGTGCCGTGGACCGCTGCGGATGTGGCCACCATGCAGGTCGCCGTGGAAGATGACCGCGTGGTTGTTGTGTCGTCTGCCTTTGCGCCGCGCATCCTGACCCGCGCGGCGAACGGCACATGGTCGATTGACGTGTTCGCCTTCGCCGCAGGCATCAACGGCGCTTTGCTACAGCCGTACTACCGTTTCGCGCCGCCGGGCGTGAGCCTGTCTGTTAGCGCCTACTCTGGCACGGGCGTGAGCCTGACCACCAACGCGTCGTTCTTCGAGGCCGGGCACGTCGGGGCGCGCATTCGCTACACTGGCGTCGAAATCCAGATCACGTCCGTGACCAACGCGACAACTGCGGTCGGAAACGTGATCGGTTCGCTGTACCCGACCGTCGTGCTGACCATGGACACGACCAACGGCTTCCTTGTGGGCCAGGTCGTCAGCGGTGAGGATACTCAGGCCGAGGGGGTTGTGGTCAGCGTTGACAGCGGCACCCAACTGACTGTGCAGAACATTAGCGGCTACAGCTCGTTTGACGACAGCGAGAAGCTGGTCGGGCCGACCGGGAAGTCCCAACTGAGCGCGCGTGTGTCGGCCATGACCCCGGCCGCGACGGTCGAGTGGGACGAGCAGCTAATCAGTGCCGTCCGCGGCTACCCGACCGTCTGCGCCTTCCATCGCAACCGGATCCTGTTCGGCGGCTTCGCGCAAGCGCAGAACGTGATGGCGGCGTCTTCGGTCGAGGACATCACCGACTTCGACGTCGGCACCGGCCTTGATGGCGACGCGATCGTTGAGAGCGTCACCCGCGACACGAGCCTGGGCCTGCGCCACTTCGGCTCGACCGAGCAGCTTCTGATCCTGTCAGAGGCCGGGCCGTACTACGTTCCCGAGCAGGTGGCGGCCCCGCTGTCGCCGACCAACTACGAGGTTCTGAAGATTGGCCCGGAGGCTGCGGCAGATCCGGCGCCCGTGCTTGTCGCCGAGGGGCTGGCGTTTGCTGAGCGCAAGTCTGGCCGCGTTATGGTGGCGGTACCGACCGGGAACGTGCGCCGCTCATGGGAGATCGCGGACCTGTCTGAGCTGGCGTTTCACCTGATGGGCACGCCGAAAGAGATGGAGCTGTGGCCGGCTGGCACGGACAGCGACCGGCAACTGCTTGTGCTGCGCAGCGATGGCAAGATCGCCGTCATGTCCTATCGGCGCGGTCAGAACGTAACCGGCTGGGGCCTGTGGGACACGGACGGCGAATGGCGCTCGCTGGTCGTCGCAAACGGCGACCTGTATTGCGTCGCCCGCCGCACGATTGCTGGCGTGACGCGACACTGGCTGGAAAAGTTTTCCCTCTCCGCGTGGGGCGACGCGATGGTCGATCTGGATGACCCGGAGGACACCGCGGCCATCTATGGCGAGCACGAGGTCGGCGTGTGGGATGGCGACTCGTGGCTGGGCGATTACGAGATGACCGAGCCGGGCGTGCTCATTGGCATTGACCCCGAGTACGGCGCCCTGCGCGTCGGACTGGACTTCACCTTGACGGCCCGCCCCGTGCCGCCGATCGACCCTGAGCGTGGTGTGCGCGATCGCCTGAAAATCACCCGCGTCGATGTCGAGGTGATCGACAGCACGGGGTTCCGGGTCGATGGCGAGGACGCGGCTGGGTGGAACGCGGACATCGGCGGGTCGGTCAAGTCCAGTGGCGTGCGTCGCTATCGGCCGATGGGGCGCGGAAGGGACAAGACGATCACTCTGGAACAACCGCATGGCGGGCCGCTGAAGGTCCGCGCGATCACGATGGAGGTCACGAGCTAATGGCCAGCGATCTTCTTTCCGCCGGCGCCACGATCATGAGCGGCCGGGCGCAGGCGCGTCAGGCCGTGACCGAGGCCGCGCTTGCCGA